TACAACAGTGCCGCCTGTGCATTCCATTCCGTTCTCATAACCACAAAGGAAGCTGTTTCCATAATAGTCCTCAACCACAATGTATGGGCGAGCAACTGCAAGGGTTTGCAATTCATTTTGCGTTTGAGCATCAAGGAATGTCAAGGTCAAGTTCAATGATTGCGTATAGAAAGTAGTTCCATTCTCCCTGCTACTTGTCACAGTAGTTTCAAGAGAGGAATTTCCTTTCACATCGTATTCGTACCAAGTTGCCGAGCCAGTAGTGGTAGCTTCTTTGGTGGTAGCATCAATTGCAATAGCGGTTAGAGAACCGTAGTCAGCAAAATAAACCGTTTTGATGCCTCCGAAGGCACTTTTGCAGGGGACTTTCCGTCCAGTAGTTAGTAAGCAAGCCATATTTTTGTATTTGTATTAAAAAAAAAGGGGCAAGTAAGTCAATACCCACTTACCCCTTGTGTTGTTATTTATGCAATTAAGCGTACTCACAGATATCCGAAGCGATGCCAAATTGGACAGCACTGGTGAAACGCATCACGATGCGAACATTGTTAGAAGCATCCAAATCCGCCATATCCAACAACTTAACTTCGTTGGTGTTGTTTAGAAGACCAGTACCGAAGTAAAGATTGCTGCGTTCTGCGGCATACATCTTGTCAGCAGACATACCTGGGCAAACAAAGATTTTCACTCCGTTGACCGATAGGCTTCCGTTGTTCCACCACTGTGTACCCATATTTGATACACCATTAGCACCAAGACCATTAGCAGCAAAACCGCCAAGAGCTTGAACGTAGAACTTAGCTGCTGCTGAACCTACATAAAGGAATAAGTCCTCTTTGCCATAAAGAGAAGCAGGAATTGCATCAACTACTTTGGACATCTCAGCAATGATATTAGCGGCATCCAAACCACCAGCAACGGCAGCTACTTGTTGTGCTGCTGGAATATCCCCTGCGGCTGCGGAGGCTGCGATCAGCTTCTCAAACCCATCAAAGGAATTAACTGAAGCGGCTGCGGTGTCCCCTCTCCAGATATTTTGCTCTGTGTTCTGGGCAACTTCTGCTGCAACGTGGGCCAACATAAAGTCGGAAAACTTAGGAGGCATCGTCTGACCAAGACCGTAGCCCATTGACTGACTTTCCCAATCGTTAACGAAATCATACTTGCACAATTGTAGGTTAACCTGAAGTTCAACTGGCTGAATGATGCGCTCAGTTAGAGTGACAGTGCTGGTAGGCGAGAAGTCACAAGAAGCAGAAGCAACCAAACTGTTTGTAGCAAGTTTCTTGATTACCTCCTTGAAGGAGATGTTTGCCTTTACCGTTAGACCACCATCATCAATAGTGGAAGCTGAAAGAAGTGATGCGGCTATATAATCGCCTGCAAATTCGCCCGCATAAGTGGTCGTAATCGCAGTGACGGTTGCCAAGTTTACTTTTTTTGAATTACTCATCTTTTTATTTATTTAGTTTTGAAAGTACTCTTTCAAGCGAGGTGGTGTTGAATTTACCCTTGCCAAATTCTCGCTTGGTTGCCTGTTCAGCTTTAGCTTCGGGATTGTGTTTAATAGGTTCGGCTGATGCTTCAGCAAATTCCTCCTTGACAGTTCTGGACTTCAATGGCTGTTGTGATTCATCAGACATTTCTTCCTCTTGTACGTCCTCCATCTTGGATTCCTTGTCACCTTTTAGGTCAGCAATAGCATCTTCAAGATTTTGAATCCGCTTTTCCATTCCTTCCCAGTCACCTACATCGGCAGACTTATCTTCCGACTCATCCTCCGACTTTTCTTCGCCTTCCTCAAGGTCAGAAGTGATTTCTTCCTCCTTTTCAGGAACTTCATCAGAAACTTCACGAACATCAGCAATCATACCTTCCTCAGATACGACCACTAAGCGGCCATCTTCAAGTAAGTACTCACCAACTGGCATCGCTACCTTCTCGTCATCAGTGACTATGAAGATTTCCTTGCCCTCAGAAAAGTCCTCTGCTGAAACAACAGTGCCGTTTTCCAACTTCATTTCCTCAAGTTTTACCTCTATATTAAGAAGGGTCTTGATTTGGTTTAACATTTCTTTTGATTTCATTCTTTTATATAACGTATTTGTGAATTGATTTTGTATTTTCAGTCTGTTCTTGTTATCACTCCAATGCCTTGAGCCTGCATTGACCCATCACAACAGGACTTTGAATAAGTGTTCGTGTCCCAACACAAGCAAGCTCTGTCGCTTCCTGTTGGTGAGGTTCTGCTTTGAATGAACACTCTGTTTTTGTTGTTATTATTCTGCCTCATTGGTCAAGATGTTTTTTATCTTGCCTAAGAGTTTTTCATCCTCCGATAAATCTTTATGATCCACGCCTTTGCGGTTTTCCATTTTGTCAGCGAAGTAGCCCTCAATGCTGAAGCCTTTGACTTTGTTCGTTTTAATATATTCATCCCAAATTTCATTATTGTTAACCTTCACAGCACCCATCCACGTTCCAACAGGAACATTCAGACCGTACTTTCGTGACTTGTCTTGCACCTCGTCCTCTACAATCCAGCTTTCAACCAATGTCAATCCATCAAGGGCCTTATCGTGTTCAAGTGTTGAGTTATTTTGATAGCCGTTTTTCAAATACATCTGAGATGCCTTGGAAACGGTATCTTTTGAAAAAAAGATGTAATACTCCCCCTCATCCCCAGCCCTGTAAATTGGCTTGTTCGGGATTAGCAAAGCACCGAGCAGGATTTTCTTTTCTTTGTCAACCTCCGCAAGTTTGATTTCCTCTGCCGCTAAAGCTACAAAGTCCGATTCAATGGCAGGGCTTTCTACAATAGAGATTGCTTCAATGCCTGATTCCTCTTGTTCCTCGTCAAGTATAAGTTCTACGATTCTCATATGTATATAACGTATTTGTTGTTTGATTTTGTAAATTAACCTCCTATTGTTGCCCCTGAGATGATGTTTCTGTCAAGGCTCTGGGCTGTTGTTACATCTGTGCTTACAACATATGCCCTTGAAGGCTTTTGAGCCTGACCACCTATGGCATCTGCCAATTGATTTGTGCTGCTTGCTCCAACCGTGTTAAAGTTAGCAGGATTTGATGGAGGTGTTACCGTTGGGGCTGTTGGGGTTGCATCGGGCTTTGGGCCACCGCCACTTTCGTCTGTGGCTGCAATTTTGCGAATGTTAGCAGCAGCAAAACCGCCTGCCAAACCAGCTTGGATATATGGATAGGCTGGCCATACGCCTGTGATGGGACTGAGGGCTGCCGTTGTGAAAGCATTTTGCACACTTTGAAACCCAGCAATAGTGGCTTGGCCGATTGCCATTGCTTTTGCCAACTTGCTGCCTTTCTCCGACATCGCCCCTACTATAGCAAATGCCTGTGCAGCAGCATCCAGTTTAGCATTCAACACAGATTGGTCAAGGGCTTTTGCGTTGGCTGCATCTTTTTCCCTTGCCTCCTTTATTTTCGCATCCCAAGCAGCCTGCATATCGGCCCGAAGTTGAAAATTGTCCTCCGTAGCTTTTATCTCACTCATTGCAATCTGCATACGCAATGTCATTTCTTCTTCAAGGCTTGCAGCTTGTTCCAGCCTTTGTTTTGTGTAAAAATCTTTCCTTAAATCTTCAAGGTCTTGCAATCGTTGCCTTTCAGTTTCTAAATCTTCTGCAATTTTCTCGTCAACAATTTTTTGTTCAGCAGCAAGTCGGGCTTCTTCGTCATCCAGAATTTTTTTCTTTGCTGCCGCTTCTTCATTAAGTGCAGTTGTTATTTGTGTCTGCAACAGCCTTTGGCTTCTTAGTTTTTTTGTGTCAAGATTAATCAACTCGGCTTGCATCTTGGCAAGTTTATCTTTTTCTTCAATAGTGTTTTTGCCCATTGCCATCTCAGCAATCTGGGCCTTGACTAATAATTTTTTGGCAGCAATTTCTTTTTGTGTTATTCCTTCTTCAATCTTTTGCGCTTTTCTTAATAAGGCAATCCTTTCCGTTGCAGTATTATTGACTCTATCTTCTGCCTGTAGCCTGATGTCATTGATCTCTCTGTTGGCTTTTGCACGTTCAACCATCAAATCCCTTTCAATGTGATGTGCTTTTTGCCTTTCCTTAGTGATTTTCCTTATTTGGCTTACCTCTTTATTTGTTTCCTTTGCAAAGTCTTTCACCGCTTTGGTAGCACCCTTGATGGTATTTTTTACAAAGTCCCAAGGGCTTGCCATAAATTGCGTAATCATACCACCTAACTTCTTGATGGCTTTCATTGGATTTGTTATGGCCGACCATATCTTTTTACCTAAGTCAGCAAACAAGTCCATCACTTGCTTCACAACAGTACCGATAACTGCCAAACCCTCCTGCATCTTTTCTTGGCCTTCTTCGCTTTGCTTAAAGAGGGCTACCAATGAAGTGATAGCAACCAACAAAGCACCAATGCCTGTGGCAATGATTGCAACTTTAAGCAACTTCATACCTTTGGTTGCCTTCCCTATGCTGCTAACAAACTTTTTCATCCCAGAAACAGCACCGCCTGTCTGCTTATCTACATAACCCATTATGCCGCCAAAGTCTGCTTGGTTTTTCTTGGCTTCCTTGAGTTGAGTGTTTGCAACTTTTCTATCTGCATTGACCGCCTTCAATCCTGCCTTTTCTTCCGTCAACTGTTTTTTAGTGACCGCAATGAGTTCCTCAGTTTTCTTGATGCGATTCTTATCCCTTGAATCCATCTTGCCCAACTTGTCCTCATAGTCACTTACCTCATCAGTAAGGTCTTTGATAAGGTCTTTTTGTGCGGCAAGTGATTTGTTCAGTTCATCAACATTTGCTTGCGCTTGTTTGACGGAAATTTTTAAGGTGTATTCGTTTGTTACTGCCATTTTATTGTTCTTTTTAATAGTTTCATTCCTGACTTCAAGTCTGTTGGTAGGGCATTTTTGCCTTGTGCAATTCTGATGTTTTCAGATTCTCCTTTTGCTAATTGTAGCAAGTCAATAATATTCTTGATCATACTTGATTGAGTAATTCCATTTGACTTTTACCACTTTGTAAATCAGTCGTGACGGAGTTGATTAGATAAGTTTCTGCATTGATGGTGAATGTATCATTTAGCTTAAAGTTGTAAATAATACGCAATGGCAAATAAGAAGTCAACTGTGTGATTCTTCTCCTTTCATTAAAGACATCAATGATGTATTCGCTGTGATATACTGAAAACAAGGTGTCTGTAAACTCATCAGAGCCATCATCATATTCATTCAACTCAGCACCAAAGTTGATATTCTGTTTGCCTGTTGCTGGGTCTAAGTAAAGGCTGTTTGATGGAATCCAATAATTACTAACTGAATCGGTTTCATTGACATCTTCTTGAAATGCTATGGCTGTCGTGCCTGTGCTTTGCTTTACAGCGTAAAAAATCAAAGGCTTGCCTACATACGCCTGTTGGTTTTCATTAACTGACCACCCCCATTGAATGGTTGTACTTGCTCCGCCATTGCGGTTAACCATCCTCTCATATTTCTGATGCTCAAATGGCACAAGGACTTTGTACACTTCTGTTGATGCGTTGTAATTAATGCCGCCAGTTCCAGTAGCTTCAGTTCCACCAATGTACCTCAAAGCCCCCCAGTTGGCACTGAATAACTGATTGTGCTGCTTAGCAAAATATGTCCCTGTTCCTTCATAAGCATAAATGACTTCCTTGTAAGGCAAAGCAATATTGACCGCACGTTCAGTCACATCCACATACTTGGATATTTCGTAATCAATGGGCGCATCTAAACCACTAACATCTGCTGAAGTTAGATAACTATAGTTCACTCCCGATGTGGCCTCTAATGGTCTTACAACAATCAATCCGTCATCATTGACATATGCAACCAAGTTGAACATCTTGAACAATCCAGTAAGGAATGACATTATGGAAATCTCAGGGATTTGCTGACTGACAATGAAATCAAAGGTTGGTGCGAGAATCTTTGGCCCTACGTTTACAGAATCAGTATAAGATGAACCTGAAGCGATGCCATCAATTGTCCAGATAACGTCATCAATTTGGTCAACTTCTTCTTCGTGTTGGATTGTTACGCTGTAAATGCCATTGGCAACCATTGAAGGGACAGTAATGATTTGATTTCCAGCAACAAAGGGAGAGGTTACAATAGGGCTTCCGTTTAAGTTTACAACAACAGAGCAAGCTGTTCCCGAAGGATTCTGCAATTCCACTTCTGCTGATACAATGCGATTGGGGAAAGTCACTAAATTGGCTGGGATTGTTATCGTAGAATTTCCCACCACGATGTTACTCACCGTTGTTGAATACCCAGCAATCAAAGTTTGAAAAGATGTCACTTGCGATGCAGGCTCAACATCCCCACTTTTACGATGCAACCACATATACAGGTTGTATAACGTAGGATTTGTGGTGTTGAAAAAATCAGTGGAGAAAGCTATGTTGCTGGCATAGTCATTTGCTGTGGTGTACTTGGCTTCAATCTGTTCAAGTATTTCGTACAGCCGCAAAGCATATTTCAACTCATTCCAGTCCACGCCATTTGTACCGCTTACACTATGCCAATACAAGTTGCCTGCATTATTATGTGTGGCTGATGCGGTGTTGTAGAAAAGTGCCTGTGTGTGAGTGATTAAAGGTGTGATGATATGCGCATTTGCCCCCGAAGCAATCTCCAGCTTAGTTTTAACCGTTGCTGCATCATACGTCAAATTGTACTTGGCTTCGCTAAACGGCAACGACCCCAACTTGTCATCACCAAGAATGTCTGGCAATTCAACGGTGTTTCCAAAAAAGGTGATGCGATAAGTGTGGGCAAGGTTATTCTTCAAACTAACCCCCTCAAGTTTTATCCGTCCAGTTTTGAAAGGAATAGTATTTAGCTCTATCCTTCCTGCCTTCTTCGTTCTTGCATCATAACCCCCAGTGATATTGTAGTTGTAATAATGCTGGAAGATCTTGTTGTTGTTTGAACTTGCAGGCACAGAAAAGGTCTGCGTGAAAGATGTGAAAATCTTTGCAGGGTCTTTTACGTTTTGGATTGTTTGCGTAATAGAAACAGCCTCGTCTTTAAACAAGTCCAGTCTATCACTTTCAATATATAGCTGTAACTCCTGCACTATCGGACATTGTTAATGTAATCAAACGCATCCTCAAACTCAATAGTGTACTCAATCAACCGATCATTAACCGAAGTCTTGTAAGTCATATTGGATGTCTTTACAGTGACAGGGACAATCTCATCAATGTTGGGCTGGTCTACTTGTGGTCGTGTTATCCAAACATACTCGCTCAAAAGCAATTCCTCAAAATAGGCGTTGGTGTACTCAGGGTAGTAGCCTGAAGATAATGTACGGCTTTGCTTTGCCTTCGTGTTGAATAGCTTAGAGGTTGCATCCGACTGAGAGTAGGTAGCCGTTGCGCTTAATGTGTTGGCTTGATACGTTTCATTTGTTCGTGTGATTGCCTTGACATTCTTTAAAAAGAACCACAGGTCTTGCAGCACTCCGTACTTGTTTATGTATGTAACCTTGTTGCCCTCTCCGTATTTGGTGCAATCAATTCTGTTAATGGTGCAAGTGATGCTGTCTTGTACCAACTCTGTGTCTGTTCCATTGTATTCAAAGTACTCAATTGTTCCTGTTGTGTTGATGTAGGGCACATAACCTTCAACATTGTGGGGAACATAGATATTGAAATCATCAGTCACCGAAGCTGTTGTTGGATTTGCCTCTGCCAATAACCAAGTGGGCTTCACTCTGTTCTCAAACGGAATCACTGGGTTAGTCCCTTCTACAAAAAGACCATAGGCTTCCCATCCATCGCCACCAATAGTGGTGACAGCACCTTCGGACAGACCAGTTCCATTTGGGCCATCATAGAATGTGATTGTAGAAGTGAAGGTGATTGATTGCGTACTGTATGGTGTTGTCGGGTCTTCGGGAAAAGATATGGTTAGGTAATCTCTAAGCAGTTCAGCCACCTCAAAGATTACTGGAACATTTTGTGTGGCACTTTTAATAATGGTGTAAATAAGCGAGCCGCTATTGTACAGAAGCAGCTTTGCAGATTGCGTGGTAGCAAGTGTTGAAGTTGCCTGTGCGTAGATTGGAGTCCGTAGGGCGTAATTTGTTGGCATTGTTTATTTTTTAGAACTTAATAGGTCATCAATATCTTGTACAAAGGCATCAAGCATATTTTCCGACAAATCAAATTGACCGTTGTTGAATGGTTTGGAGAAAAAGTATGTTGGTTTCATTCCTTGTGCGTAAATACTTTTCTGCAACCAAAAGCCCATTGATTGATAGCTGCCAGCCTTAAACTGACCGCCACCCTTCTGACCTTTTCCAACCCTGAATCTTACATTTTTGCTCTTTGCCCAATCCGCAAGCATTTGCATCGGTGGCATTTTGCTGGTGTACCTGTATTTACTTAATGGGGCTTTTTGTATTCCCACCCTTCCAGTTTTTGAACTATTTACCAAACTGGGATTTGCGCCCTGTACTCCCTCATCTACAAAAAGGCCATAGTTCTCCATTAAAAAAGAAATAAGATATGCCGTTGACCCCTCTTTTGTTATTTTATATGCGATGGACTCATACAATGGCCCTCCACCCTTCTTGGCTTTTGTCAAGTTGGACTTGGCTTGCTGAACCACATACTTAGCGTACTTATTGATGACCGCATCTAATTTAGGAAACTCCATCAGTCGCAAATCCAAATGTCATTGTAGATCAAGATGTCCATCGTGGCTGACCACCCTGCCAGTTGGTTCTCAAACCGATCATAGAACGGCTCTAAAGATGGCGCACTATCAAGCTGATACATATCACTAAAGAGATTGCCCATCCTTAGTCTTTGAATCAACTTATTAAGCACAGCCAGTTGCGTGTTCAAGATATCCTGAACATCATTGTTTCCTGTAAATCGGTCAACCGTTGGCTCTTTGGATAGGTTCACAATATCACAGGCAAGAATGGTGATGTTGAACTTTAGGGTTTGCTCTGTGTCAATCACGCTGTTGATTATGATATGACCAAGAGGAAAAATATCTTGCTTGTTTAGGTTCACATCGGTAATATCACCTGTGGTCACCGTATTGATATTGATATCCCCAAGCAACGCTGTCTTGATTGTTTGGGTCAACTGATAATAACCTCTTACGCCTTGATTCTGTACACTCATTTGAATTGATTTTTTATTTGCTTGGCTTCCAGCTCATTTTTGTCCTTCATAAACGAGAGCATCATAAAACATTCGTGCATCTTTAGTTTAGTGATACTTTCAAATCTTGTAATATCTCCGCAAGCGAGTCCGTAAACCGATTGATACCATCCCCATTTTCTTGAGAATTGAGATACTGTGTCAAGGCTGGTGTCTGATTGTTGTTGTCCAAAGAGTTCATCATAGTTTGTGACAAGTCTATCCCTAAATTCCACAAAAAAAAAATAGCCGACATCACCGCATCCATTGGCATATCCAAAATGTTTGCCTCCGCACCCAGTTGGTATTCATCAATGCTGTACTTGCCCTTCAACTTAACAAGCACTGGGCGATAGAGGACATTCATTGCCTTCTCCATATTATCCCAATCACTTATAAACGTATCAAGGTCAATGTACTCTCCCAAGGTTATCTCGTCAAGCTGCGGCTGGAAACCGTACTCCGTTCCATTCAGCTTGAACATCGTCACTAAGGAAGGCTTTTCATCAAATATTTTTGTGATTTTATCAGTGATCGCCAAGGAATCCCTGAGATGCAAAAGCATCACCTCATCAAGCCGTATGTTGCAGAATATTTCAATCATCTTAGCATTCAAGAACCCCTCGTCTGTGATATCTTCTTGAACCTTCAGGAAGTGTTTGTACTGCCGTAAGGTGATGTCCTTCAATGAAGTCGGGATGGTGATTTTCATTTTCATATCTATATAACGTAAATGGTGGGGGTTTTTGTAGTGATGCTTAAATATAAAAAAAGGGCAGCCATTTCTGACCACCCTTGAAAGGATATTGCAAAGCCTCTTTATGCAGGCATCCTTTTCACACACAAAGCCTATGCGTTTAACTATATTTTGGCTTCAGTACATTTATTCTACCATTGGCAAAGTGTTGAACCCTTACCAGTGTTGGCAATGTTATTGTCTTTATTGGCTTGTCTATTGTTTTCATCTGTTCCTGTCTTTTGATTATACTGCAATGTACACCTTTCTTGTTTATCAACCAAATTGTTCACAAATGTTATGATATGTGATATGTCCCACGATTGGGGTTTTGCAATTGATATGACACGGAATACCGTATTGCATCAATCAGGTGATTCCAATTGTCTTGCGGAGTCTTTGATTTCTTTTCCAGCCAAGAGTAGTTGTTTAGTTCTTTTATTAAGTTGATGCTGTTATCATCCACGATCATATCATAATCTTGAAGCAAGGATATGCCATATGTAATTGACCCCTGCCCCTTGATCGCTTTCACAACATTGCACCCTTTTGATTTTATCTCGGACAAAAGCCTTGGCTCTGCGGAATCACCCACTATCAGGTTCGTGCCTGCGTGTTTCAAGTTTAGTAAAGCAATTTCCGAAGTAGTTAATCCCTTTAAGAAAAAACATTCCTTCAAATAGATAATTTTGTTTGCGGTGTCAATGTTAGTTTCAACCAATGTTGATGGGTCAGCAGCAAAACCATAATCTTGCCCAAAGACCGAAACGCCCACTCGTTTAAACGACCCCACCCTCCAATTGGAAAAGATAACGCCCTCTGCTTTCTGTAACCACCCACCAAGCATCTGGTGTTTGTACTTTTCTGGCCTGCGTTGCTTGATGTCCTCAATCTGACTCAGATAGCTTTCTGATAAGTTTTCTAAGTTGTCAAGGTATGTGGTGTGTACATAGGTCGTGTTGTCTTTAATTGTGTTGCTGGATTCCATCACTCCCTTTTCTTCAAAGAATCTGGAATAAATCCAATGCTCCTTTGTCACTGGGTTCAAAATCATTATCACCCTGTTCTGTTGTTTTTGGTTTCTCACCGACAGATCTATCTTATCAAATATTGATTCATCCACAAGTTCCTCCGCTTCGTCCATCACCCAAGTGGTTACGTTTGTCAATGACTTCAAATTTGCTGTCTGATCCCCCGATGATGTCTTGATCCCCTTGAATATAATCTTGCTCCCTGATAGCCTATTAATGATCTCGTCCTTTGTGATACGAAAATGATCTTGGATGTTTAGCGTTTCAATCTTATCAATAAATTCAGGGATGATTGAAATGTAAGCCGATGACAGCGTAAATCTTGTGAATAGAATAGTGTGACCTTCCTCATAGGTAAGCAAGACAAGCAAAAGGTTTATTGAATAAGACTTACCAGAACCACGCCCCCCAGTTACAATGTAATATCTGGAG